TGTGCAGCTTCTTTCCCTGACTCTATTAAGTCTTCTTTTATCTTTCTTACATCTTTAGACATATGTTGTTTGAATTTACTCTATAGTATTTTTTACCATCAATATTAAACTCATATTCACTGTCAGGTCTAAAACCTATCAAATCACCTTTGTTTACATTTAAACTTAAAAGATAATTGTTTGGGTACTCCATTATTCCATACAGCTCTTTTTCACTTGTATTGTGAAAATTAAGGTCATTTTCCACAGGAGAAACAAAACAATAAGGATCTAGTGTAGTCCAATCTTTTTCATTTGGATTTTTATACATAAAAACCTGA